GCATCGGGATGGAGTGGCAACGCCGCAGCATCGGGCGAGAGAGGCAACGCCGCAGCATCGGGATGGAGTGGCAACGCCGCAGCATCGGGCGAGAGAGGATGTGCTGTATCTTCCGGCAAATACGGAAGTGCGGAAGCAAACGGAAAACAATGTATAGCGGTTGCATTTGGCGAACAAGGAAGGGCGCGTGGAAAAATCGGGAATTGGATTGTTGTTGCCGAGTATGGAAGCGATAGGGAAATTATCGAACCAAAGATAGCTGTTGTGGACGGCGAAAATATCAAGCAGGACACATGGTACACCGTGAAAAACGGAGAGTTTGTGGAGGTTAAGGTATGAACTACTTCGGATTATTTTTCAGCTTCACCCTGCCGGGGGTAATTCTCGGTATCCTGATCGCCATAGCGGTCGCGCAGGGCGTACAACGCAGGACGGAAAAGCGGCAGCAACCGCGCAGGCGGTTATACATCGAAGATCTGAAGGGGGATGCCAAATGAAAACTGTAACACCCGAACAATTCAAGGGCTTCGGCCCCTGCTGGCTGGAAGATGCGGCAGGCCGGGAAAGGTTCGCCAGTATCGCCGCGCTGCGTGCGGAATGGACTGCACTTGACGTGCTGAATCTGCCGGATGTGTCTGCTACCGATAAATTATGGTCTGTGCTGCGCGAGGAATTTATTGACGCGCCTATATTACACGAATTTGCGTGCCGTTGTGCGGAATACGCGCTATCTTTTGTGGACAACCCTGACCCGCGAAGCATAGCGGCGATTGATGCAAAACGCAAGTGGTTGCGGGGAGAAATCAAGGATAAGGAACTGCGTGCCGCAAGGGATGCCGCAAGGGCTGCCGCATGGGCTGCCGCAAGGGATGCCGCAAGGGCTGCCGCATGGGATGCCGCATGGGATGCCGCATGGGCTGCCGCAAGGGCTGCCGCAAGGGCTGCCGCAAGGGCTGCCGTACGGGATGCCGCAAGGGGGCGCGAACTTGAAATTCTGCGAACCTTATTAACAAACGAAATGCCCGCCGGGACGACCAACCCGAACGAGCACATGTAGAAAATATCTAACTGAATCGTAACAGAAATGGAGGAGTTTGTCAATGTTGGATGTCAGGCAATTCAAGGAATCGCGCGGAATAACATCCAAAGAGATGGTAGAAGTGGCGCGAGAGCAGTTCCCCAAATATGACAAGTATCTGCAAAGCAAGGTAGAACGCCCCAATGACTACGGCATACGCCCGGTATTGGCATTAGAATCCGCGTGGGAATCTGCGTTCGCATCAACCGTACCACAATGCCGCAGGAAGGACAACAGACGATTGAAAGCTAGAATCCAATGCAGGATGACAGAGCTGGAATATGAACGGTTGCAACGGCGGTTTAAGGCGCAAGGATTTGACACCATGCAGGACGGCGTTAAATACATCATCGGCAAGTATTTGGAGGAATCAAAATGACGCTTTACGAAATCGACCAGAACATTATGGCATTAATCAACGAGGATGGGGAAATCACGAACCCGGAAGCATTTGATGCGTTGCAGATTAGCAGGACTGAAAAGATTGATGGCATCGCGTGTTGGATAAAAAACCTTACTTCCGATGCGGCTGCAATCAAAGCGGAGGAAGAAGCGCTAGCCGATCGGCGCAAGGTCATCGAGAACAAGGCAAAGAGCTTGCGCGAGTTTCTGGCGAAAACGCTTGCCGGGGAAAAATTCAGCACTCCGCGCGTGTCCGTTTCCTATCGGTCATCCAAGGCACTTGAGATCAGCGACCCGGAAGTATTTACAGCATGGGCAGAGTTGTATGCGCCCAGCTTGCTCCGTATCAAGCGTGAGCCTGATAAGAAAGCAATCACGGACGCGATCAACGGCGGAATGGTTGTGCCGAACGCGCAGATTGTTGAAAGAAAGTCGATGCAGGTGAAATAAATGGAATTCTATCTACTTATGAAAACATCGGACACGGAGCCGTATGAGCTAACGAACTATGGCGAACGCGCGGTGGAGGAAGAAAAGCGATGAACGATAGCATGCGGATCTATGAAGCCACGCGCAAAGTTCCGGCAGAAGCAAAGAAGCCGATCCCTGCGGGACGATTGAAGGGTTACACCAACATCAACCCGATGTGGCGAATCAAGACAATGACGGAGCAATTCGGCATCTGCGGCATCGGATGGAAAGTCGAATTGACCAAGCAATGGTTAGAACCCTATTCGACTGGTGAAACTGCTGCATTCTGCAATATCAATCTCTATATCAAGGTTGACGGCGAATGGAGCGAAGCCATCCCCGGCACAGGCGGCGCAATGTATGTTGTAAAAGAAAGAAACGGCATGTATGTTGACGATGAAGCCTTTAAGAAAGCCGAAACTGACGCTATATCGGTAGCATGTAAGATGCTCGGAATTGGCGCCGATGTTTACTGGGGCGAAGATAGAACCAAGTATGACTACGTACCAGAAGAACCGAAGCGTGAGCAGAAACCATCAGACCCGGCGCGCGGTGAATTACTAGCTTTAATTAAACAGGCTTACCCTGACGAAAAACGCCTTGAATTGGCATGTCAGAAGAAGTTTAACAAACGATTCGGACAGCTTACCACGGACGAAATGCACGAAGTGCTTGCTTTGATTGAGGTGAGGAAAGGTGAAGCTAAAGGCATCAGCGGCAGCGGCGCAGCTTGATTATTCAACCGGGGATGTGGTTCTTTCCTTCCGCATCGCCCCGGAATCCCGACAGAGCGTTGATGATATTCTTAGCCTCATTGGCGATCTGTCGCTTGAGGTCAAGAAGTATCGCAAATCACGGTCGTTGGACGCTAACGCCTATATGTGGGTGCTGTGCGACAAGATAGCGCAGAAGGTCAAGACCACGAAAGAATCAGTTTACCGTGAGATTATCAAGCGTGTTGGCGTATTCTCCGTAATTGCGGCACAAGAGGACAAAGCCGAAGCCGTTATAAACGGTTGGGAGGGGCGCGGGATTGGATGGGTCGCGGAAGTCATGGACGGATGCAAGATTGACGGTTGTGCACGAATCATGCTCTATTACGGCTCATCCACCTATAACACCGAGGAATTTTCAAGATTGCTGGATGAAATCATCAGCGAAGCAAAGGAACTCGGGATAGACACGGCAACGCCTGATGAAATCGCGCTAATGAAAGCAAGGTGGGACGATGAAAAGCAGACGGACAAAGGCGCTTGAAATCCCGCAGAAAGTAAAGCGTATCGTGTTTGAACGCGACAATGGTCAATGTATCCTGTGCGGCGCTCCTGGACTGCCGGAAGCGCACTTCATCCCAAGAAGCAAAGGAGGGCTTGGAATTGAACAGAACATTGTAACGCTGTGCCGGGAATGCCACAGAAGGTTCGATCAATCCGATGACAGAAAATTCATTGCGGAATTCATAAGGTCGTATCTGAACAAGAAGTATCCCGGTTTAGATGAAAGCAATTTGTATTACAGAAAGGGGAATGCATGAACAAAGTTATTTTAATCGGCAACCTGACAAAAGACCCGGAGGTCAGGACAACAAATAACGGTACATACGTAACAACGTTTTCCATCGCTGTGAACCGCAAGTACAAGGCGCAGGATGGGAGCCAAATCACAGACTTTTTCGACATCGTAGCGTGGCGGCAGCTTGCGGAGCTGTGCGGTAAATATCTCGAAAAGGGGTGCAAGGTTGGAATCGTTGGAGAGCTTCAAACGCGCAGTTATGAAGCGAAAGACGGAACAAAGCGATATGTGACAGAAATTGTAGCAAGCGCGGTCGAATTCCTTACTCCGAAGGGATCTGTGCAAGGAACAGTAGACGCAGAAGGATTTACAGACGTTGACGATCAGGATTTACCATTTTAGGAGGATTCAGCATGATTACGGTAGTTTTAGCAAAGCACTCAGGGTCGAACAAGAAATACACATTCCGCGTGCCGGATGGGCATTGTATACACGGTGGCACGCGCATCATCGTTGATACGATGCGCGGAATGAAAGAAGCGGTTGCATGCTGCAACAGCATAGACATTGAATCAGAAGAAGCTGCATGCGAACTTTTTCAAGGTGTTACATTGCCGTTAAAGCGTGTTTTGATGGTTGAGACGAAAGCATGGAAACCGTTGCTGGAAATCCCGTTTTCGCAGAAACCGTTAGAATTCATGTTTTAAGTTGGTGATGCGAAATGCCGAATCGAATCATCAAAGAGAGCCTTTGCGCAAGCGAAAAGATAGCATCTCTCTCGGATTTTGAGTTTCGGCTATGGATTGGACTAATAACACAGGCGGACGATGCCGGGCGTGGAGATGCTCGTCCGGCAATCATAAGAGGCCGTGTGTTCCCGTTTCGGGATAGGCTTTCCATCAAGGACATCGATGTTGCGCTCCAAGCATTGGCGGCCAAAGGCTGCGTTTCCCTCTACACAGTGGACGGGATTCCCTACTTTTGGTTCCCCGGGTGGGTCAAACATCAGAGGGTTCGCGATTGCAAACCGAAATATCCCGAACCTCCAAAAAATGAAGGGAACAACAGTATGCCGCAAGTTGCGGCGAGTTGCGGCGAGTTGCCGCAAGATGCGGCCTTAATCCAATCCGAATCCGAATCCAATCCGAATCCGAATCCGAATGGCGCTAAAGCGCCAAACGCGCACGCGCGTTTCTCTCCACCGTCCGTATCGGATGTAGAGGCATATTGCCGGGAGCGGCGGAATGACGTTGACCCGCAGCGATTTGTTGATTTCTATGCATCCAAGGGGTGGAAGGTTGGTTCTCAGCCCATGAAAGACTGGAAAGCAGCTGTACGAACATGGGAACAACGCAGAAAGGATGAGCGCAATGCAGGCAATATCGGACACGCTGAAAAGCATGTTTCCAAAGTCTACGGCGATATGCTCTAAGAAAACGGCAGAGCTTACCGAAGCAGAGCAGCGTGAAAGGCTGCAAGCCGCATGCGACAGGATTAACGCAGACGCAGGGCGATTGAACGTGAAAGACGGAATAGATTGCCCGGAATGCAAGAATCGCGGCTACTTCATGGAAGTGCGTGAGAGTGACTTTTTCGGCGTGAAAATGCTAACCACGGCAACGCGAAAATGCCGATGCATGGCAAAACGGATTTCCGTTGCACGCATCCGCAATTCAGGGTTAGGTGACGCGCTGAAAAAATGCACGTTCGATACGTTCAAGACGGATGAAGCATGGCAAGCCATGGCAAAGCAGAAAGCGCTTGATTTTGTTGCGAAGCGCGGTAGGTTCTTCTACATCGGCGGTCAAACAGGGTGCGGAAAGACACATCTATGCACGGCCATGGTCGGAGAGCTTATGAACGCAGGGCTTAATGCAAGGTATATGCTGTGGCAGGATTCAGCGGCGAAGCTGAAAGCAAGCATCATGGACGCGGAAGCATATGAGCGTGAGATGAGCAAGCTGAAAACCGTGTATGTGTTGTACATTGACGATTTTCTAAAGCCAATATCCGGGAATCGGCCAACGGATGCAGATATCCGGCTTGCGTACGAGCTAATCAACGCACGGTATAACGCGGACTGCATCACGATCATTTCGTCCGAGCGTCACGCATCGGAGATCGTTGAGATTGACGAAGCGATCGGCGGCAGGATCCTTGAGTATGCAAATGGGTTTATCGTGAACATAGCGAGAAAGCCCGGAAGGAACTACCGCTTGCGAGGAATGGAGGAAATATGAACAGGCATGAGGAACGGGAACAAATAGCGGTTTTCGAGTGGGCTATTGCGCAGGAAAAAGCCATGCCGGAGCTGTCACTACTCCACCATATCCCCAACGGAGGTAAGCGCGGGAAAGTCGAAGCAGCACGGTTAAAGGCTGCAGGGGTAAAGGCGGGAATGCCGGACATTTGCCTGCCAGTGCCGCATGGTGGATATGCAGCCCTGTACATCGAACTGAAAACGCCGGAAATCAAGGCAATGGGTGTTCATAAGGGCAGGCCGAGCAAAAGACAGAAGGAGGTCATTGCACACCTTCAGGAGCGAGGAAACTGCGCCGTGGTGTGTTACGGCGCGGAGGAAGCAATTAAGACGATCAAGGGGTATTTGAACGATGAAATATCAAATTGTGGCGATAACTGCGGGGCGTGAAACGTTAATCGCCGAAACGAATGATATGAAGTGCGCAAAGCGCATCTATACGGACAAGGTTTCACAGGGTTCGCATGTCAGGGTAAAGGTAAACGGCAGGATGCTGCGTATTTTTGAAGCCGACAAGCAGTTTATCACAAACAACAAACACAACATGCTGGGAGGTAAGGGATATGTTAAACGAGCTGTCTAAGGAAATCCATGAGAACGCTGTAAGCCATGGTTGGTGGGATGAGCCGCGCAACCTTCTCGAGATTGCCGCGCTGTGCCATTCGGAGATTTCGGAAGCGGTGGAGGAATACCGGGCAGGCAGGCCGATGGCGTATGTCAATATGTTTGACGGTGAAACGGTCTACTATGAATCCAACATGGAATCATGGGATGGTAGAAAGCCGGAAGGGATTGCTGTGGAAATGGCCGACTGTCTTATCCGCATCCTTGATTGGTTCGGGCATGAGGGATTGGATGCTGATGCGATCGTCCGCGAAAAGATGGAGTATAACAAAACTAGGCCGTACAAGCATGGTAAGAGGTGTTAGTTATGCAAGACTACGCCAACAAAGCGGACAAGGAAATCATTGTAGTGCTGTCCGGGTGCATCGGATACGCTGACACGCTGAAGGGCTTGGAGTTCCGCAACAGCGAAAATGCAAAGTGCAGTTTGGCTGAAATGAGGAACAACGCAAGCAAGGCACTTGATGCGGTAACGGAAGGGCTGAACCCGAAACAGATTGAAGGGCTGATACGGTTTGCAAACGGCATGGAATTAAAGTGCGTATCGAAACATAACACGGAATCCGAAAAGGACTATTACATTTGCCCGGTTGATGCATTTGACAGGCTGATGGGAGATGTGGCTAACGCCTGCGCGTTCTGCGACAAGGAAGGCAATGAAGTGAAGCGGTGCGACCGCCGCAAGGATTTGCTGGCATGTGGCGTTGTGCCGTGGGGCAGCAAGGAATGCCCGTATCAGGGATGAAGAGGTGATAAGCGATGAGCAAACAGGAATTCAAAAGCAGGGTCTATACAGATAGGCCGCCGTATGCAGACTTTGACGCACCACACAAGTTTGAGGCGATAAAGAGCATCGTGGCAAAGCGCCTGATCGAGCACCCTAACGCAATCTGTTCTTATTCCGGAGGCAGCGACAGCGACATCATGCTCCACCTGATCGAGCAGGTCAGAAAAACGTTCGGGCTTCCTCCCGTTCAGTATTGTTTCTTCAATACTGGGCTTGAGATGGAGGCGATCAAGCGGCATGTGCGTGAGGTAAGCGAGCTGTATGGCGTTACGATAACGCAGTATAGGCCGAAGAAAAACATAGTAATGGCCACGAGGGAATACGGGCAGCCATTCGTTTCGAAGATAGTTTCCGCGGGGCTTGAAGGTGTGCAACGCAAGAACATACCATTAACCATAGCGGCAGAATATGCGGAGGCCGAGGACAAAATCGCGAAGCGCCAGGAACTGCGCGAGCGATTTCCAAAGTGCGAAAGCGAGATTAATTTCGTATGCGGATGCAACTCAAAAGGAGAACCGAGACCGAATATTCAGCTCGTGATCGGATCGTCAAAATATCTACTGGACTTCATCATGGAAAACCCGATCCCATTCAAAGTCAGCAACAAGTGCTGCTACTGCTGTAAGAAACAGCTTGCGCACAGCGTGCAAAAGGATTTTGAGATGGTGATCACGGGCGAGCGACGCGATGAGGGGGGGATGCGATCCGTACCGAGAAAGGACAGCACATCGATGTGCTTCACGGAGACAGCGAGCGGGCAGTTTCGCCTAAGGCCACTGTACTATGTATCTGACGCAGATAAGCAATGGTACAAGGATTATTACGGAATCAGGTATTCTGACGCTTATGAGGTATATGGCCTGAAGCGCACCGGATGCTGTGGATGCGCGATTTCGTCGAGGGCCGCAGAGGAGCTGGAGAAAATACGTCCCTACGAGCCGAATCTGGTGAAAGCGGCATGGAACGTATTTGGGGACAGCTATCGCTACAGGGCCCAGTACAACGAATACAAAGCCAATAGGATGAGGAGCGATAAAGAAAATGGACAATGCTCATTTGTTTTTCGGGATGCATGAGGAATGCCCGTATCAGGGATGAGAAAGGGAATGCAATGACTGACAGAGAACGGCTGATTGAAATATGCGATACAAATTGCGGATATGTTGATGAGGTGCCAGCAGAAATATTTGCAGATCACCTTATTGCACACGGCGTGATCGTGATGCCGTGTAAGGTTGGCGATACAGTATGGGCTATCCGAAGTTATCAGGGGCATAAGCACGCGCAACAAGGATTTGTAAGCGAAATGTACTTCTTGCCGGATATGACATTGCACATCGTAGTTAAACACATAGCGCGAGGCGAATTCGGTAAAGCGGTATTCTTAACCCGCGAAGAAGCGGATGCAGCGATTGCGAAGAAAGGAGGCAACCAATGACACGCGAAGAAGCAGCAAGGAGGAACACCATGCAGAATGAGTATAAATACATAGAAGCGGTGAGCGCCGCAACGATTATTGAATCGATACATGGAATACCGCTTGCGGACTTGGTAGATACGTTTGCGGAAATTCCCGCAGCCGATGTTATACAAGTCCCAAATACGGGGATTGGTGATGTATCAGATGGGTATCACACGTTCAACGAGCTGTATCACCATCGTGCAGTATTGTTCAGCGTGATATGCAATTTGATGCCTGAAAAAGCGTGGAAATCGAAACAACATGACACAGGCGATATGTACGACGGCATGTTTATTGTTGGCATCGAAACGCCGGAAGGTCAAGCTACATATCACTATGATATTTACCCATATTGGGACATGTTCAATGTGAAAGAGGTTGAACGCGCGCCTAAATGGGACGGGCATACGCCGAGCGATGCGATTGAACGTATTGGGACGCTTTCCGCAGCCGATGTTGCTCCGGTGCGGCATGGGGAGTGGATTGAGCGAGCGTTGAGACCGACTTGCTCGCTATGCGGATTCAGCGGAAGTCTTATCGATGCACCGATATCGCCTTTTAAGTATTGCCCCAACTGCGGCGCGAAATGCGACTTGTAAAAGGAAAGGAAGCGCGGAATGAAACCGATTAAATTCGCAGAAGCGAACAAAAATCTATTAAAGCCAAGCAGCATGACTGATGCAGAGTGTAGAAGCCTGTGGGTATACACGGACGGGCGCGAATGTGTATCTTGTTGGAAACTAACATGGGCACAGCGTATCAAGGCGCTACTGTTCGGGCGGATATGGCTATCCGTATTGAGCGGGCAGACGCAACCGCCTGTGTGGCTTGATTGCGCTAAGACGGTATTCAAGACGGCTACGCAGGCCGGTGAGGTAAAGCAGGATGAACGATAACGAGATTGTAAAGGCGCTGCGGGAACATGCGGAATGGGCGCAGGAGAACGAGTGGGAATGCCCCATCACGCTGGGAGATGATTTGCGGAAAGCAGCAGACCTGATTGAATCCCTGCAAGCCCAGCTCGCCGAGAGCCAGCGCAGGGAGCGGGCGGCGGTTCATGGGCACTGGAAAAAAGACAGAGACACGATTAAATGTACAGTGTGCGGGTTCGGCATGTTTCCGAATAGGTACACATTTATGAACGGAGTTTGTGTTACAGACAACAAACTTCCGAAATATTGCCCAAACTGCGGCGCGAAGATGGACGGAGACAAGCAATGAAATATCACACTGATTTCAAGCCAACGTGCAAGTGCGGCGCAGAGCTTAAACGGCTGTCGACGAACGTGTACCCGAATTTCATAACAATCTATTACGACTGCAAACAATGCGGTATCCGGCATTCGTTCAAGATGAAGAAGGACGGAACTGTAGTGGAACACAGGGAAATCGGGATTCGGGATCATCCGCACAGAACGGCGCACAGGCAGATGAAGAACAATCAAACGATATGCTGGGAATGCAAAAACGCCATAGGCGGTGGGTGCAGCTGGTTCACGGATTTTACGCCGGTTGCAGGCTGGAAAGCGAAAATGGAACGGTTATACTCGGGATGTTCGTATACGGTGTATGATTGTCCGCAATTTGATGATGGGAGGGCAAGAAAGGCACAATGAACAGAAAATCAATGCGTGAAAAGCTTTTCAGGTGGGGCGGTGAAACTAGACACGCTAAGGAAATCGAAGAGAAAATAAGTGCGTATAAAATTCTAATCGATTCGCTGTACGGAGCAAAAACGCAGGAGCTTAGCGGAATGCCACACGGAAGCGGAGTGTCCGACCCAACATTGGACACGGCAGAACGGAATGAGGAACGTGTTGCGGAGTACAATAAACGAATAGATGACCTTTCAAACGAGCTTAGCAACATGCTTTCAGAGTGCAAGTTGATAGGTGATATGGTTAAAAAGTTGCCGCCGGTTCAGTCATCCATCATTAATCTAAGATTTGTTAGAATGGGAACAAGCAAAAAAGATACTTGGGAAAAGATTGCGCGTCTTTCCGGGTATGTAGAGGATTATGCGAGACGAATAGAAAGGGACGCATTGGACAATCTTATAAAAATGTATGGGGAGCGTAAATAACGCTCCCCTTTCTTGCACCGTTTCACTCTTGGACTTCCGGCAATCCTGCAATACTCGTTAAAAGGCTCAAAATCGCCGCTAGCGCGGAAGCAGACGCCACAATAATCCAGTTCACCTCAGACAGAACTGCGCACGTGCCTATAGTTGCAACCGCCGTCTGCGCCAAAGTTTTCAGCGCGCGGATGCCCGCCGCCTTAATCCATGCTTTAAAGTTCGTTTTCATGATTCATTCCTCCATTCCATGTTTTAATTCATCAATCCTGTGATGCGCTGATTTTGCGGATTGCTCCACCGCAACCATACGCTCAACAAGATTGTTATGCTTCATTACCTTTTCTTCCAGCTTGCCGATTCTGTAATTCGTCAGTTTGTTGGACTGGCGAACGCCCATCCACGAGCCGCCCAACGTTCCGATCAGTGACAAAACAGCAACAATGATTGTTTCCGTCATTTCAGCACCTCCAGCCGCCCGTAATGCGTCCACGGTTTCAGCACGTCAAATTTGCCTGTCATGCGGTTGTAGGTGCGCCGCGAGAACATATCCGCCCAAGGCCGGAACACCACGCCATAAGCCGTGCCTGCGGCCTCATACACACCATCCGTGCCAACGATGGCCATGTGCGTTTTGCGTCCGTTCGTGTCGCGGAACAGAATATCACCCGGGCGAACATCATCTTTGCCGATTCCGGCGCAGTACCGCCGCCACAGCCCATCCGCCGTTGCGTCTTTCACCGGGATAATGCCCATCATTTCGTTGACCTTGAAGAACAGCCCGGAACAGTCCGCACAGTACAGATTGATTCCCATGCTTTCAGCGCGTGAGATTTCACCCCGGAGCCACTCAAGGCGGCCATTGGTGAAGTAGCCCTCATGGTCTTTGTACCGCGCAGACAGATAGGAATCCGTCAGCCTGTGCCCCTGTGCGCCGATGATGTAATGCCAGCCCACCATCATGCGCATCCAACAGGTCATATCTTCGGCAACCGCAAGATAATCCCCGGACGGTTCGCCGGGTTCTTTCCGCAGCGCCGCCCATGTTTTTTCACCAACCTTGCCATCTACCGTAAGGCCGTTGGCCTTTTGGAATGACTTCACAGCTTTATCCGTTGCTGGTCCGAAAATACCGTCAATCTCACCGCAGGGGAAGCCGTGCTTGTCCAGAAGCGTTTGCAGTTCCTTCACATCATCACCGCTCATGCGGGGCTTGTCGATTAACTTTAAAATCCGTTCTCCCACTGGTTCCTCCTTCGGTTCTTCCTTCTGTGTAGGGTCAGGGATCCGTACAAAACCGTACCCAGTCATGGGGTCGCGCCCTTTTCTGTCCAAATCCACGGCCATGCCTTTCAGCGCTTCGTAAACTTCGGGTTCGGTCATGTTGGGATTCGCGGACAGCAGCAGCCCGATTTTCCCGGCAACCTGCGGAGATGCAAAGCTTGTGCCGGATTTGGTCACAGTGTTGCCGTTCACGTCCAAACCGTCAACCCATTGTCCGAAGTCAGAAAAATCTACTTCGCCGTGCCATGTGCTGAAATATGCTCTTTTTCCATCCGCCTGCAATGCCGCAACGGTGATCGGGCTTTCAAAGCATGTCGGGTATTTGTTCAACACTTCCTCGCCGTCATTCCCCGCCGCGCAAACCAGCGGAACGCCCGCCGCTACACAGGAATCTACCGCATTTCGGATGTATTCCGCATCGGTTTCCAGCGACATGTTCACAATAATCCGTTTGCCCGTTACTGCGACTTGTGCGGTCACATCGTTCAGTGCTGATATGATGTCGGACGGATAATCGCACCGATACGACCATATTTCAGCGTCCGGGCAGTATTCGTTGATTACTGACGCGGTAAACGTGCCATGCCCGGTTCGCGGTTCGGTTCCGTGCCTGTGTGCTACCTTGCCGCGCAGCCGCCCGACAGGTTCAACGCCAGTATCCAGCACGGCAAAGACAATGTTTTTCCCTGTGTATCCCGCCGCATGGTAGTCCTTGCGCATCTGCGCATTTAATTCCCTGATGTTCATTGCTTCTCCCATCCCGCCGGATACTGCTCTGGCGTATACACGTTTGCATCTATCAGGCTGATGTAATGTGAACCGTTGTATGTAACCTTATCGCCCTTCTGGTACGCGTCATGCGCGCCCGTCGGCTGTACCCACTCCGGCCATTCTTCAAGGCTTACCCGCACCCACAATGCCGGGGTTACATCAGGTGTCCAATCCGCTTGTGATGTGTGCGCCTGAACGCACTTGTACAGAAAATCGCCGTACCGCCTGCGGTCGTTTACAGCATACGCCTTGCCAATCTCCCACACCGGATAAATCGCCATTGCGCCAAGCGCCGTTTCGTCCGTAAGTGCCGCTGCCGCAGTATCCATTGCCGCGCGTACTGCACGCGCACCGTCTAACCATCTGCCCATGTTATGCCCCTTCCTGCGGCTCCACGCCAAGCAGCGCAAGCGCTGCCTCTGCATCTTCCAATCGTGCAATCAGTTCGTCATATGTCGGCTGCCCGGTCAGCACGATCTGTTCCCCGTCCTGATTGCGCGTCCAGTTAGCGCCAACGCGCATATCGCCAATTTGCAGGTTGAACGGCTGCGCGTCCACAAGCTCCGCGCCGAGCGCGGCTTCCAGTTCTGCCTTCTGCGCCGCGTCTGCTACAATCACGTTCTCAACCGCGTTTTCTTTTACTACTGCGTATTTCATGCTGCCTCCTTATGCTGCCTGATTGAGCGGGATTCGGACGTAGATGACACCTTGATAGCCGGATGTTGGATTGTACGTACTGGAAACATCATCTTCGTCATCACTTATAGAGCCTCCGCCGCCACCAGAACCATAAAATGTTGCATTAGTGCCCCTATTGCCCAAGTATCGGCTCGACCCCGTTCCTCCGCCTAGCGCTCCACCAGTACCGCCAGAGCTACCATAACTACCAGCAGTTAAACCGATTCCTCCATCGCCGCCATTCGTTCCTCCATTTCCGCCCGCTCCAACATACCCATTACCTGATACATAGTGACTGCTCGTGCCTCCACCGCCACCTGCGCAATGCGGTTTGCCTGAAAAATACGTGGTATCTCCAAATGGGTATGTTGTAACTCCCGCGCCCTTTAATCCAGGCTGATTACTGTCCCAGTAATACGTACCTCTACCACCGCCGCCAGACGCGCCTACAACAGTTGTAGTATCGGGGTTACTATTAGCGTTAATCGTGATTCCGCACGCAGCTGATAATGATATATCGCCGATTATTGACGAATCACCAGCAGCAGCACCTACAACGGCGGTAATATTTGCAATTACCTGACTAAGCGCTTGCGTTATGAATCCGCCGCCGCCTCCATAGCCGCCTTTTGGTCCACCAGTCCAAGCATTCCCCCCATTCGCCCCACCGCCGCACAGCCACACGTCCGCCTTTACTTTGGCCGGAATAGACAGCGTGCCGGAGCTTGTCAGCGTCAGCAGCCGGTATTGATTTCCGTCCCCCATTGTGACGATTTCGTCCGTCATGTTGCCGGTGTAGGTGATCGCAAGGGCTGCCACATCGATTCCGGCAAGCGCTGCCGCTGCAAGCCGCCTGCGTACAGCCATCCAATAGCTCATGCCAGCAAGCTCCCTTCTACTTCCGCGCAGATCACAGAACCGTCCTTAATTGACATTTCATAGGTCTTAGACGCTTCGAAGGTTGGCGCGCCGCCTAAATAGGTCGCATTTGCCGGGAAATTAACTGATAT